ACGTGTTCGTTAAACTCAATTAACGCATCGGGAGCTCCAACCAATCTTAATGTAAACTCAACTGAACGTCTTGTTCCCTTTGATTTAAACAAATAAGCTGAGTTAAGAATAAGATTTCTATAAAACTGATAGTTTAATTCTGATGGTGTATACTCTCTTGAATAACCTGCGTATTGTGTTACACCCGTTGAATTATAAACTGAGTCTAAAAAGTTTTCATTTGAAATTGGTGAAATGTTTGTACTCCAACCTAATGTTTGTGCTAAGTTTTTCAACAACATTGATGGGATGTCATTTCCTGGCGTATAATTTACAGAATTCATATATGCCAACGCATCTATAAATTGTTTAATTTGGTCAAAACTTCTTCCGTAAATTTGTAATACTTTTGCAACTCGGTGGTCATCAGTATCAAACTCTAACAAAGATTCTGTAACTAAGAAACGAGCAATTAAGTTAGTTTTAAAAGCATCAAACTCAGAACCAATAACATTTAATGTTTCCAAATAATTTGTAAAACTTTGAGTTCTAATATCTAAGTTCCATAAACCATCTTTCTGCCATGTAACATTTTTAGTTTGTACTGACGCAACTCCATTGTCTGAATCAACAGGAACATTAAATGTCGCAGTATAAATTGGAAGAACTAATCTGTTTAATAAAAATTGTTCTACTTGGTCAAAATCTTCAGAAAACGCTTTTTCAACGTAATAATCATTTGGTCTAATAACCAATGACTTGTATGTTGAAACGTCTCCACTAAATGGATTACCAATAACAATAACTTTTATGGTTCCACTATACAAACTTGATGATGACGTAAAATCAATAATTTGATAAAGGTTTTCATCAACAGATAAACTATAATCTCTATATCTATTTGTTAAATCTCTTAATGGTGAAAACTCTTGCTCTCTGTTTTGTAGATTAATTGTTGAATTAACAGAATAGTCAATTGAAAATGGATTTTTAATTCTTGCAACATCAATTGTTAATTCAGTTTCGTTTGCAACTGAATCATAAACAATATCATATGCAGTCTCACCTGATGTAAAATCATAATACAACGCATCAATTTCAATAGCCGCTGGAAAAAAATTAAGTATTCTTTGAACCGAAACTTCAAATCTTTTTTGTAATGAACCAAAGATTGTAAAGTTGGTTACTTGTGATAAATCATAATTTGGATAAACTCTATATTCTTTAGCAATTAATTCTCTTGAAGCATTAACAGAATCTAAATTTAAATCTTCTAATGAAACTGGTGATTGAAATACACCAATATTAAAATTACGATTTGATTTTTCAGATATTCCTTGAGTAAATTCAAAGTTACCTTGTGTAAGTCCACCACCTTGCACAGTTTGTAACCCTACGATATTATCAAAGGGTGTACCTGCTCCTGATGCCGCTGTATTTGGTATGAACTTTTTAGCCATTATTGTGCTGTGATATTTTGATAGCTTTTACTGAAATCAATATTAGTACCTCTGTTATCTTTAACCTCATATAACAAGTTATTAAAGTCATCCTTGATTTCATACAAGTTATACTGTTGGTAAATGTTATTTTGTGCGTCATAGATAGTGTATATACCATCTTCCATAGATTTAGTTTGATTACCGTAAAGGGCAATACCCAATGTATCAATATCATACTGCGAAACTTGAACTTCTAAAGTCAAAGGATTAAAATATGTGTTTGATAAAATAATACTTTGTGCTGGTTGTCCAATGTACGGAGTTGCATTTGGTTTGTTTGTTGGTGATGAACTTGGTGATAAAGTACAGAATACCAAATTAGTTTGACCTTCCGTATATCTATATCTAACCGCCTTTTGTACTGTGTTAGTTAAGTTTTGAATAACTGGTTCACAATAAAAGTTTGATGTTATAATTCTAAAAAAGTTAGGTATTTTACTACCATCAGCATTTAAATATTCAACTCTAAAACCAACAAGTCCTTGGGCAACAAATTTGTTGACATATTGGCTTGGCACATTACTTAAATCAATAACAATACCTTTTACGTTTGGAAGTGCCGATAAAACACCACAATCAGTAATTGTTGTTCTTATTTCTGCGGGTCTAATATACAATGTGTATATACCAATTTGAGTAAACACCTCAGCAGGTAATCTTAAATTATAAAGACCACCCAATATTTCGTTTGTATTTCCACCAGTACTTGCGTTATTAAAGTATGGTCTCAATATTGCCGCAGCGTCAAGACTAGTTAACAGAAAGTCATCCGTTACATCTCTTGATGGTGTGTAATTCATTATGATGCTCACGTCTTCGGGTGATACATCTGCCGGTCTTATTGTTCCGTATGTTCCTGTTGCCATTTTATGTTACATTAAAAAATCTATATCCATATTTTATTAGGTCTCCGAGATTGTCCACTTCGCCTATCCTTTGTACCCTTTCAAGTGCGGAGTTTTTGCCTCTTTCAATAAATACATTAGATTGTACTTCTGGTTGAGAAATTATTCCTAAAAGTAATTCATCTTTTACAATTGGTTCTTGAACCATCCAATCTGCGGTTAATCCTGATGATTGTGTAAAGTATATTGTTGTTCCATCAGAATAATCATAGTAATCAATATCTTGAATTGTATATGCCGTGTAAACCAAATTAATTTCTGTTATGATACCATAATCAACATTATTTTTTTGAACAGGTACTAATAATTGAAATTTGTTTTGTCCGTATTGTGCAAGGTCATTAATCCTTGAATCAGTATATCCACTAATTGTAAATGGTACAGTTACGTAATCAGATGATACTTGAGCATCAACTAAATTAACACTATCCCCCGTAAAAATATAATCATAGGATATTGGTGTTGCACTCCATGAACCAGTATTTGGTGTAAAGTATGCAGTTCCACTTGAATTAAAATCAGGAACTTCAACATATGGTGTTTTAATATTTTTTGATACCTTTGTATTACCCCAAGGACTATTTTGTGATAAGGTAATTGTATAACCACTTGGGTTAGAATTATAAGTGTGTACCAAAGAATTTGGTGTGTATGCCGTTACGGGTATAACAGGACTTCCATCACCCCAATCTAAATAATATTGTGAGAGTTCCAGATAGGCATTAAATTCCACATCAGCAGTATTATAAACATTCCAAGTAAATGGGTTTCCTGTCGTGGATGAAAATATAAAATTGTTTACAACATTAATCTGTGAAATGGCACCATCAAATACTGAATAGTATCCCATGTCCACAGTATTCTGTAATAACAAAATTGGAACGGTTAAACCTGTTAACGTTGACGTATTGTTTGTACCACCCGTCAATGTTTCAGTCATAGATGAATAAACACCAAATGTTTCACCTGAATAGGTTACATCATGTATAATTGTTTTTAATACTTCAGGGGACACCCTAACGTACATTGTTTGTGATTCCATTATGGGTTTGTATATTCATACCATTTTATGGGATTACTTACGGTTCCCGCTCTGTTTCCTGTTGGATAATTAAATACCTGATATGTTTGTGTTGGATAATCCAAATCAACTTTATAATAGAAATAACTTTCAGGTGGAAAGTCATACATATTTGGTAATAAGTTTTGTTGGGTATTCATCATTTTAATGAATTGACCCGTACTACCATCAAAGAATTTGGCTGTCATATAAAATGTGTTGATGTTTAAAAAACCCCTACCCTTTAACCAATAAAGGAAGAAACCTTCTTTATCACCAATATAATCCAAAACATATTTTGGTTTTCTAATTGTAACTGGTGTTGTATTGTTTAACACCGTGGCTTGAGTTAATCCTTGTTGAACGGGAAGTATTACCGTAAAATAAGATTTTTGTGTTCTTGGTGTTGGACTATCATAAAAATCTATTTTCCAAAAAGATTTATCAAATGGTGGTTCAAAGTAGTATATTTGATTTGTTGAGAATTTTGCTTGGTACGAATTTAACCATTGTTGTGAATCTTCTTCATACAAGTAAAAATCATAATTGATTGATGTCTTTGTTACATCATAAGTTTGGTGGTCAAATCTTGTTACCTCAAAGTCATCATTTGGGTTAAGAATTTTTTCCAACACATCTTCCTCGTATTTTTCAAGGTCCAATTGTTGTCCATACATATCCCAAGATTGCTCCAAAGGAATGTTCAAAAATTTTGTTTGATTATCAAACAGTATCCTTACTTTATTCGCATCCATCTATGATTGGGTCTGGGACTACTTGGTACAATTCTGTTATGTCAAATGACGCACCTTCAGGGTATAATCTAAAAGGTATATTTTGGAATGGGTAATGAGCATTATTTAAATATGGAAATTCAACACCCCTACCTAAATTATCAACATAACCATATGTGTAAATATCTCTCCATAACCATAATTTGTTATTGTTACTGAAATAAGCATAGTTTGGAATATCTTCAATTCCAACTGGTTGAGCGGTTTCAACATAATCAGAAAATACTCTTAATGTTATTGGATTATGAACTTGATAATAAAAACCACTTGTGTTTGTACTAGCAGTTGATGGTATTGTAAATGCCTTTTGATTATAAGTTATCTTGTTCATATATTCAGAGATAACCCTTTCGGTTTGTTCAAAATCATTCCACTCACACCAATCACCATACATCGTATCACCACTATATCTTGGTAGGTTAACTGTAAAATCATATGTCACACCATTTTGTGTTTTGGTATAACCTGATGTAAGATTATCTTCGGTTGATAATGGATTTGTTGTATCCCACCAAGGATTTGTTTCATTTGGTGTCATATTCATTTTCCAACCACGTCTTAATCTATTAAACCAACCAAAGTACCCAACATTTTGGAATGTTGCAAATATTTGTGTTAAAGGTTTCTTGTTGTTGTCTAATTGAGTTAATAATTCAAAGTCACGAGCAAATGTTGTATTGTACGTGTTTGAACTTTGGTAGTTGGCGATTCTACTAACTTTATTTGGTGTTAATGATGAGAACTGATACATCGCACCATCATCAAATGGGTTTAACTCAAAACCATTTCTTGTAATAATTGAATCGTGAGGATTTGTTATAATCTTATGTTTTCTAACATAATACCTTGACATTGTTTCCCCTGAGTTATTAATATCGGCAATTCTTTTAAACACACCTGTAACACCCGCAGCAAATGTACTACCTGTGTATCCAACATTATTTAAATTGAATATGTAGGCATCTGAACCAATTGTGTTGTTTCCCAAACTACTAACTTGGAATAAATTCATGTCATCATAATTAAAT